GCCGTCACGCCATCGCCCGCGCCGATCGCCTGATCGCCCACCGAAATCTGCTGGCGAGGGGCACATGATTTGAAGTCGGCATGGTCTTTCCAGCGGAAACCATGAAGCCTGCCACGGCGTTCCTCGAAGAAGCGGATCACGTCGTGGATGTCATCCAGCGTCTTGACGCCGAAGCCTGCATTATAGCGTCGCCGGGAGTCGGCCCAGCGGCTGTTGCGCTCCTCCGCGCCGGATCCCAGCGTCACGATTTCGGTGCGCCGTTCGGGTCCTCCCGTGGCGCCGCGTGAGATTGTTGTCGGGAAACGGATGTCATCGAACGCCATGGCCTAGAGGTTCCTCTGCCCGCGCGTGACGGCCCGGGCCATCATCGCGGAGATCTGCGACTGCGAGCGCTCGAAGCTCCTGGCATCGGGGGTCGAGATGTTGACCGTCACGTTGACGCCCCTGCCTGCCCCCCTGACACCAAGCTTGCCGTCAGGCCCGCGCGCCAGCGGCATGATCGCCTCCGGTCCGGCCTCGCCCATGAGGCCAGTCCCACCGCGCATGGGAAACAGCGTCGGCGAATTGACGATGCCGCCGGAGGCGAAAGGGGTCACTCGTCCTCCGGCGAAGACATTGCCCCTCGCACTGCCGATAAATGACCCGAACAGGCCACCGACCATTTGGCCGATCGGCCGCAATGCGCTGGTGAGCGCCGTCTGCGACAGCGACAGCGCCAGGCTTCTCAACACGTCGGAGAGTTTCCGGCCGTGGATCGCCGCGCCAGCAAAAGCGTTCACCAGCCTGATGCCGAAGCTGTCGGCGAGCCGGTTCAGCCCGGTCATCTCCATGCGGAGTTGTTCGGTCTGCAGGTTCAATCTGTCGAGTGTGTCAGTCATGTTGATCCGGAAACTCCCTCATCAGATGATCAAGATCGGCGCGGCCCATCAAAACCGGCCCCCGGCTTGGAAACGCCGCCGCGATCTCGCGCGGTGTGGATGTCCAGAAATCGCGGGGCGAGAGATGCAATACGCCGAGGCCCAGTTCCATCATGCGCCGCCAGGGAAAGACCTCACCGGCGGCGCTCACCCGTTTCCCGGGTTCGCCTCCGGGGCCACGAAGGTGGCCTTGAGCAGTCTTACAACAATGTCGAGAAAGCCGGCGGCACCACCTGCCACGGTCATCGCCGCGACGTCCTTGTCGGTGATGACATTGCCGGCACCGCGCAAGCCAGCCCCAATCACCCGGATGGCATCGGTGGCACTGATGCGGCCGGTCTCGAAGCGTTCCGCGATGGCGATCATGTCCTCGCCGCCATAGGCATGTTCGATTTCGGCCAATGCTCCCAGCGTCAGGCACAGGGTGTAGGATTTGCCGGACAGTTCGGCTTCGATTTCGCCGCGATGACGGTTGGCCATGTCAGATCGCCGTGAACGTCAGTTCGCCCGCGGATTCGAGCGCCACATCGAAAGTCACCTCGCCATCGTGGCGGCCGGCGATTTCGAGGTTGGTGATCTGGAATGGCCCTTCGACGGTGCCAAAATCCGGTACGATCACCTGCCAGGCCGGAATAGTACCGTCAAAGAAATAGCTCCGGATCGTGGCGTCCGATGCGGCGTCCTTGAAGATACCGCTGCCGCGGATCTCGGCCGACTTCAAGCCGGCGCCCGCCAGCAACTCGCGCCACTGGCCCACGGATTCCTGGTGGCTCACGTCCACACGCTCGGCATTGAACGACAGCGTATGGCTTCGAAGCCCTGCCACCGTCTGGAACGTTCCGGTTCCCGTGTCGTCGACCTTCAGCAGAAGATCGCGTCCTCTTTGTGCACCCATCATGCTCTCCTAAAGGGGTTCGGTGGCGGCGCGGAACTTGAGAGTCGCGCCGAAATTCTCGCCATTCCTTTCGCGAACGACGCTCCAGAAGGTGAGCCGCAGGTTCACCAGCCGGTGGCCGTCAAGTACCAGCGACGCGCTGTCGAGAACGCTCTCGATCTCGTCCACGATGTCCTGTGCCAGCTTGCGGCTCCTGCTGTTGGTCTCCACGAGCAACGTCACGAAATGCTCGTGCGCCTTCTGGTCGGCAACACTCCAGTCGCGGGTTTCGACGTCCTTGAAGCTCACATGGCTTGGCGAAGCGCCGCGCGGCATCTCCTCGAAAATGTGCTGGCCCTGCAGGAGCAAGATCAGCGGCGCATGGGCCAGCAGCGCATCGCGCATCGCAGTCTGCAAGGCGAAGGCAGGGTTGCTCACAGCCGCACCCCCCGGAAGGGGCGGGTCAGCTGATCGACGGTCAGCGGCACGCGCGGCGGATTGGCGTTGCCGCGGTGCTCGTACCAATGCGCCACCAGCACGAGCATGGCCTGGCGCAACGGTTCCGGCACATCGATGCCGGCCGCTCCGAAGCCAACCGTCACCGTGGCAGCAATGCCATTGCCGATCCGGCCGGGCCTCGCCCAGATCCGCGAACCGCGAAGCAGCAAGCGCGGCGGCCGCGATGCGGCATCGATGTAATAGTGCGCCGGATCGATCACCGCCTTGGTGTCATCGTCGCCAAAGCTTGCCAGTTCTTCGACTGCGGTGAGCGGCGCATATGGTAGCTCGAACACGCCATTCTCCGGCCAGTCGTCGCGGAACACGGTCCACTGCTGTTCGATCAGCGCCAGGCCTGTCTGCGCCCCCACCTGGCGGCGGGCGGCGGCGATCAGCGTTGCGATGAACTGGTCGTCGTCGGCATGTCCCACGCGAAGATGGGCCTTCGCCTCGGCCAGGGAGACCGGCTCCACAGCGGGCGGTGTCAAAAGAATTGAAGGCATGGGTTCTCCCTGGAAAAGGAAGCGGCGCCCCAAGGGACGCCGCCTGCCGTTGTTCCGTTGTCGCCGGCTTACGACACGCCGAACTTCATCAGTTTGATGGCTTCGAAGTTCTGCACGCCACCGCCTACGCGCTTCGTCGTGTAGAACAGCACGTAGGGCTTGGCGGAATAGGGATCGCGCAGCACCCGCACGCCGACGCGGTCGACCACCAGATAGCCGCGGCCGAAATCGCCGAAGGCCAGCGCATAGGAGTCGGCGCCGATATCCGGCATGTCCTCACTCTCGGCCACGGGGAAGTTCATCAGCGTAGAACTGCCGTCCGCCGCTGCCGCCGGCTGCCAGAGGTAGTCGCCATTGGCGTCCTTCAGCTTCCGGATCACGCCCTGCGTCTTGCGGTTCATCACCCAGTGGGCATTCTGGCGATAGCCGCTCTTCAACACGTAGATGAGATCGATCAGCTTGTCAGACGCGTTGCTGGCCGGGAATGCTCCTGCCGTACCGGTCGCGACATAGCCGATGTTGCCCCAGCTCCACGAGGCATCGGCCACGTTGGTATAGGAGAGGAATCCCTTCGGCCTGTTGGTGCCGTTGCCGGTCACAAAGGCGGTCCCCTCCTGTTCGGCAAACGCCTGCTGCACCTCATCGGCAATCCACTCGTCGAGGTTCACAGCCGAGTCGTCGAGCAGTGCCTGGGTAGCGGCCGGCATGGCATAGAGTTCCATGGCCGGGAACTGCAGTTCGGCCAGTGTCGGCGTGTTGGTCTCGGGCCGCGAGGCCGTTTCGCCCACCCAACCGGCGCTGAAGCCGCTGGTGGCGAAGGGTTTCTTGTAGACTGCCGACGACACCTGGCGAATGCCGGCGATGGCACGGATCGGCGACGCCGCAGAGAGCCGCCGGCCGATCTCGGTTTCGGTCTCCGACGGCACCAGATAACCGCCGTCTGAACCTGTTCCGGCCGACATGCTCTTGGCCTCGATGTCGAACAGGCCGCCGGTCTCACCCTTCCTCACATAGGCCTCGAAGGCCTGCTTATGCTCGCGTGCTGCAGGGGCTGGATCATCGCCCTGCCCAAGGCGCGGACGCTTCGCCTTCAGCGTCAATTCGTCGAGGCGGGCCTTGGTCTCGTCGATGGCGCGGTTGATGCGGTCGACCTTGTCGATGGTCACCACATCGGCGCTCATGCGCGTTTCAATCTGCGCCAGGCGATCGTCATTCGCCTCCTTGAAGGCCTCGAAAGCCTCCATGAAATCGCCGAAGGCGACCTTCGTCTCCAGTCCGTTGTCCATAAGTCACTTCACTCCTGGTTGGAAAATCCGTGCCCCATCCCGGAACAGGCAGGCGAGGGAGGGGGTCGCCTGTTCGACAGGATGGGGCGGTGTGGCGGAAGCCCGGTGGAACAGGGTCTCCGCAGCATCGCGGGCGCGGCGTTTCACCTCGGAAACGCGGGCACCTGCGAGCATCGGGAAGGTGACGAGCGAGATCTCCCAGAGATCGACCTGGGTGAGATAGCGCGCTCCCGTCACCCGGTCGCGCCGCGCCGTCACCGTCTTGAAGCCAATCGACAGGCCATCGAGCCCGCCGCTCTCCAGCAGCGACAGCAGTTCGCGTCCACGCTGAACGTTGATGTCGAGGCGGCCTTCGACGTAGAGACCTTTCTCGTTTTCGCGCATCTCCAGCCAGGTGCCGATGGGCTCGGCGGGATTGTGCTGGAACAGCATACGGACATCGCGCGGGTCGCGCCGCTTCAACGATCGCGCGAAGGCGCCCGGTAACACGATGTCGCCTTGGCTATCGCGGCGGCCGAACAGGCTGGCATAGCCCACGAACACACCTGTGCCGGAGACGGCCGCAAGCGGCCGCCCCAGCCGGCTCTTTTCCCGGCGGGTTTGCATGAATTCGTTCCTGTCTGGTTGAGTGGGCGCTTACGCTTGGGTCTTCGGTCCGTAACCGACGGCGGTGCGCTTTTCGTCCTCGGTGAGGAAG